CATACTCCCAGTAAGGATCAACCGCAGGCCACAGGTTCTGACTCAGCAGAGACTGATATTGGCTCATGCTGTAGACGCCGTTGCCCTGATTGCCCAGTGCCGGGTTGGGCAGCGTGGTCAGAGGAAATGGGTTCTGCGTGCTGACAGCCGTGTTGCCGTTGACCGTGATGGTGAAGTTGTTGGTCGAGCCGTCGCGGAAGGTTCCGTAAGCACAGGTCAGCAGGCTTGTGTTGGTGATGGCTTGCAGAGGGCCGTTGGGGGGATCAAAGGCTGAGGTGTAGACCGCTGTGCCGTTTACGATTCTGACGTTCGACAGGTAACCATTGGTTGATGTCGCGTTATAAACGCCGCCCCCAACTTGCAATGGATTTGCTGTAGACCTAGATACAGTGCCGCTTGCGGTTTGCGTAGTTCCAATCTGAACACCGTTAACAAAACAGCGGAGATTTGTTCCAGAGCGGCTTAGGGCTACATGGTTCCAAGTGCCAACCGCAGGTGTGTAAGCAAAGTCAAATGTTCCGACCGAGGTGCTAAAGAAACGAAAGCCGGAACTTGCCTGCCTCCACCTAAAGTTCCACCCCAACTCAGGTGCGCCTGCTTCTAAACAGAAAACAATCGCGCAGTCAGCAGCAATAGAACTGAAGTTAAACCATGCCTCAATCGTAAAGTCACCAGTAAACGTAGACGACGCTTGATTGGCCGCGCCGCAACTCAGGTAATCCCCCGAACCGTCAAAGTACCCCGAGAACCCGCCCGGAGGGTTGTAGATCAAGCCGCCAATGTATCGTTGACTCATGTTCTGTCCTTATTGACCGGGCATTCTTGCTACGGGCGGGGTGAAGTTGCCGATGTACCGGGCCGCGCCTTTGGTAATTCTCAGGTCGTCGATGTAGCCGTTGAACGGCAGCGGAGAAGCCGCGCCTTGTCCATCACCAATCCGCAAAGTGGCTGTAGAGTTAAGCGCGGGGGTTCCGGTGAAGGTAGAACCAATCTGTGTTCCGTTCAAGAACAGCCTGATTGCACCAGACTGCCCGGAGACAGCAAGGTGATACCAAACCCCAGTTGCCGCAGCGACTGACGTAGATATATCAGGCGCATCGCCCGTGGCCCAAAACGCAAAATTTCCACTAGCAATTCCAAGCCCCCAACCAACTGTGACACTTTGGTAGTTGCTCAAAATAAACTGTGTCCCGCTTGCGCTGTTGAAGTAAACCCAAAGTTCAACAGTAAAAGGCCCAGACCCCAAATTTGACGTTAATACGTTGTGCAACGTCAGGTAATCCCCGCTCCCATCAAACGCCATACTCCCCGTGCCGTACTTCACCACACTGGTAGACACCTGAGCATTGCCTACTGTCTCTAGGTTGTTCATCATGGCCGAGTCAAAGATACCGGCGTTGGTGAAGTTCAGCAGGAGGGAGGTGTTGGAAATAGCGGTGAGCGGTGCGGATGGTGGAGTGAAGGTGGATGTGTAGACGGCTGAACCCTTTACCGCTCTCAAATTCGATATGTAGCCGTTGAAAGCCCAGTTGTTGTCTTGCGTGTCATAGCCAACATTGCCGTTGCCTGCTGCGTAGTTGTTGTTGTCAGTCCCTGACGCAACACTCACGCCGTTCAAATAGATCGTTGACGTAGTGCCGTTCCTGACAAACGCGACATGATTCCAAGTGTTTAATGCTGCGGAGACAGACGACAACGCAACCGACGCATTGTTGTTGTACCAAACAGGTTGTGAGGTTCCCGTTTCAATGCCTAGAAACGAACCAACAACTCCTGCGTTTGTTCGGGTGCTAAGGAAGACTTGGTACTGCGCCGTTGCGGTCAGATAGAACCAGCACTCAACGGTCAGCGATCCGGTGCCCCACGCAAAAGCAGCGTTATTTGGCGCAGACAACCAATCCCCACTCCCATCAAAATACCCCGATCCACCCAGTACGCTCCCACTCCATGTGGTTGCGCCGGGGAAGGGTTGGAAGGCTTGGACAGCAGTATTGCCGTTGACGGTGATCGCAAAGGCGTTGGTCGAGTTGTCAATGAACCTGTTGGACTGACAGGTCAGGAGAGAAGTGTTCGTGATCGCGGTGAGGGGTGAGGTGCTTGGGGTGAAGGCCGATGTGTAAACAGCCGTACCTTTGACGATACGGACATTGGAAATGTATCCAGTGGCAGTAAAACCTGACGAATTTAGACCGCCAATAGCGGGGGTGGTGGTTACAGTGTAGTTTCCGCTGTCGGTTCCAGTTGCTACAGAAACTCCGTTCACATACAAACTTGTTGCATTTGATCCGGTACTCTGTCTTACGACGGCAACATGGTTCCAAGCATTTAAAGAAACTGCGCCGCCGGATGATGAAATAACCGAACCAACACCGAACACACCCAAAGACAAAGCGCCGGTGCTTAGTATGGAGAAATTGAAAGAGCCAGTATTGGTTCCGCAATCAACAACCGTTGTCTGTGTTGCAGCGTGAGCAGTTAGGTAAACCCAAGCCTCGACGGTGTATGCCCCCGTTCCAAACGCAAAAGCCGTGTTGCTCGGGAAAGTCAATCGAGTTGACGTTGCGCCATCAAAGTAGTTACTCCAATACCCGTTAGCCTCATAGGGCGTGAACGAGCCTTGGGTGGTGTTCCCGTTACGGGTGATGGTGAAGTTGTTGGTGGACGAGTCTAAGAAGGTGTTGTTCTGAGCGCCGTTCGTCCCGTTGCCCTGAAGCAGCAGCGTGGTGTTGGGCCAAAACTGATCCCGCATCCACACATTCTGTGCTGCGTAGGGCTGCGTCTGTGCCTGCGTCCACACACCCGACGGGTAGGCCGCATTAACGGGGGAACTCGCAATCAGTCCACCGGGGTAGCGCATTGACATGGGTTACCCCTTAGGTCAGGTTATGGCCTCAAAAGTGGCGGTGTAGGTTAACGCTGACGCCGTGCCGGAAGTCACACCAACCGACTGGTTCTCGGTGACGTAGAACGATGTGGTCTTGTCGGTCACGATCAGCGTGGTGTTGGCCGGGACGCTGACCTGATAGGCCATGTACGCGATCACCGTGCCGCTGCCGAAGGTAGCGTTGTTGGCAATCGCCACCGTGGCCGTTGCCGCGCTTGAGGTGGTGTTGGACACCACAATCCCCGTCACACGGTTGACTGTGTTCGCGGCAGGCGTCAAGCCCGTCAGCGAAGTGGTGCCGTTGTGCGTCCACGAAGTCGTTGCAGAAGTCGTCGAGGGGATCACATAGGCTGTGTTCCCGTAGATCGAGGTGACGTTAACGATATTTGGGTTTGCCATGATTTCCCCTTAGAACCCGAAGATCATCGCCATAGCGATGGATTTGCCAGTGGTGATGCCAGAAGGTGCCGCCGAGGTCCACGTTGTACCGTTGGAGGTCAACACATTCCCATTGGTGCCCGGAGCCACAACTTGAAATGCAGAAGTTCCGTTACCGAGCAGGACGTTGTTGGCCGTGAAGGTCGCAGCGCCTGTTCCGCCTGCCGCCACCGGCAGAGTGCCTGCCGTGAGCGCCGAAGATGAGGTGGAGTACAGCGCGTTGTTTGCTGCCGTGAAGGTCGTCAGACCCGTACCACCGTTCGTGGTAGCAAGCGTCCCGGCAAGAGTTACTGCGCCGGAGGTGGCCGAGTTGGGCGTGAAGCCTGTAGTGCCTGCGCTGAAAGTCGTCACGCCGTCAGCCACACTCGACGCAACCTTGGCGTAGTCTGTGCCGTTCCAGGCAACGATGGCGCTCTCGCCAGTCACCAAAGTCACGCCAGTGGTCGGGCCTGCGCCAACAATCTTGACGCTCTGAGAAGTGGACGTGGCGTTGATGATCAGGTACTGACGGCTCGACGCAGGAGCCGTAATCGTCAGCAAACCCGCCGGGTTGCCCGTGCAGTTGATCACCGCGTACTGGGCGGAACCTGAAGAACCCGACCCGACCTGAGTCAGCGAGGTGCCGTTGGTAACGGTAAGCGTGACTGCCGTCTGGCTTCCGCTGATGGCCTGGGTTCCGGCAACAGAGGCGTCTACATATTGAGTGATGTAGTCGTTAACCGTGTCACCCCAGGTGCCTGAGAGTTCCCCGGTGACCGGCAGGGCCATGCCCAGAAGGGAGGTATATGAGGTTGGCATCTAAGGCTCCTACGGTGTGGTATCCACAGGCGTCCAACCGGCGCTCTGCGTGTTGCTGATATTCTGCCAATTAGCGGTCTGGGTGTCATCAATGACTTCCCAGTATCTGCGGCCCGAAGGTTGGTCCGTGGCTGTTGCAGTTTCTTGGATGGCCGCAAAGAACCGTGCTTCAGCAGAAACTGTGTCTGTACCCGTTGCGCTCTCAGTAATCGCGCTCTGGATTTCGTGGTTGGTGCTGACCTGATCTGTGCCCGTGGCCGATTCGGAAATGTCGGCGTTGTACGCATTGACAGCGACAATCTCGTCAGTGGCCGACGCAGTTTCCTCAACCGTGCCATAGAAGGCAAACGCCGCTGAAACTGCATCCGTTCCCGTGGCAGTCTCACTGACCGCCGCATTCGGGTTAAACAGCGCAAGGACTTGATCCAGGCCAGAGGCGGTTTCTGAAACTTCCCGGTTGTACTCGGCCTGAGCCGCTATGCTGTCTGCGCCAGAAGCGGTTTCCGAAATTGCCCGGGCGTACTCAGCGGCGGCAGAAACCTGATCTGCCCCAGATGCTGTCTCAGCGACATCGCGGTCATATACCGATTCACCCCAACCGGCCTGACCCCAAGTGCCTGAACCCCATCCGCCTTCTGGCACAACTCATCCTTACGCCGAGAGGCTGAAGGTGTAGGTCACGTTCAGAATGTCGCCAGAAACCACCGAGCGGTCACCAGGGGCAGAGAAGTCAGCCGCCGAGAACAGCGTGCCGGTCGTGCCACCCTTGGTGTTGTTGGAGGTCAGGAACGCACCACCCACCGTCGTCGTGCCGTTGATGGTGAACACGGCCTTGCTTGCAGTGTTGGTCACCACAGAAGGATTGGCATTCGTTGCAGCAGCAAGTGTGGCAGTTGGGCGGTTGGCTTCGCTGTAGTCGGTCACTTCCGTCCAACCAATGTGCGAAGACATGGTGTCTCCGGCAGCGGGACTGTTGGTTGCGCCCGAGCCATACAAGCCCAGATACCACGTGGTGATCTGAGCAGTCGAGGTCAGAGCCGTACCTGCCATGTACTGAAGACCGACGTTGACCACGAGGTTGGGCGTCTCAGCAACCCACTTGAGGTTGCCATCCTTGTCGTAGCACTCAACGGTGTACTTGCCCGTGGCCTTTGCGCCTTCGGACGCCCCGGTGTTTGCAATCAGCCCACCGCCAACGATGTCAGTGGCCTTGGCCTTTTCGATGCTCATTTGATGCTCCTTAATTGGAAGACCGGATCAGCGCACTGTTGGCGTCGTTGACCGGCATGACGATGGTGAAGGTGGTGGTCGAGGTCTTGTCTGACCCGAAGTCCAGCACGGCGATGGAACGGTTGGCTTTACTGGAGTTGTAGATCAGGGCACACCGTGCTGTAAACGCACCGGGGTTCCACTCCACATTGTCAAAATCCACGAAGGCCGTATATCCAGAACTGTTGATGGTCGTTCCGGTCAGCGTCTTGCCGCCCGCCGAGTACCCAGTCCCAGTGATCTCTGCCGTCGTGGTGTAAACGGTGGTGTCTTCGTTCAGATCAGCGTTCGCCGTGTACAGCGCAATCTTCAGGACATCCGTCGTGAGATCGTGGATGCCTTGATACAACTCCTTCTTGAAGGAGGTGGTCTGCGTTTGAACGATGCTCATCAGTTAACCGCCAACCGTACTTGACCATCACGGTATGCATCCATACGCTGCTTACCGTCACCCAGATTCTTGAGCAGTGCGATCGACTGCGTGTACATACGCTCGTAGAACTGAACCAAGTCAGGCTCGCCCTTCATGAATCGAATGGCTTCAACCAGAGCGGCGTTGAGCAGAACGGAGTCAAAATTATCACCAAGCCACGTGGTGCCGGTTGGGTTCAACACCGTGTCCGCCATCGACACTGGGTAGTAGTAATAATGCAGTTCAGCCGTCAGCGCCGCACTGGGGGTCGGACCGAGAATGAAAGTCAACTCATTCACGTCATCTGAACGAGGGCCAAAAATGGCGTAGTGCTTGGGCACACCAGTAGTGCTGGGGTTGGGGTACGCCTCACGGATAAAGTTGACATCTTTGTTGAGCAAGTACAGGTACTCCCCATCCGGCTTAACAATAGCCAAGGAATACACCGACAAAAAGTCGGACGGAGCCTGGAGATATTTATTGCCCAGCGTCAACGTGCCCGTGACGTTCTTGCGCAGGTTAGCGAGTTGAACCGTGTTGTAGATGCGCTGCTCAGCCTGCTTGGTGAACAGCGCGTACTCGTCCTCAGTGAACGAGTTTTCGCAGATGTCTGCGATGTTGGTCTTCAACTCGGTGTAGTTCATCTACGCCTCACGCTCAGGCCATCGGGCCCCGCGCCATTGTGCCCTTAGTCGCGCAACCGGTACCACGGATTTTGATGCCTGAAGTCTTAGGTGCAGGATCGTACCCATCGCGGTCGATGTTGCCCACGGACATGTTCACGCGGTTAGCCCGCGTAGGCTCCGCTTGAGTACCGTTGCCAAGAGCAACCTTGCCGCCCTTCATGGTGTGCGGCTCAGCGTACACGGAAGCGGAACCCACTTCCTTACCGCCAACCTTCTTGCTGAACTTAGCCATTTCAGCCACCCTTCTTGTAGGTGAACGAAGACTTTTTCTGGTTGGCAACCTTTGCCAGACCGCGACCAAGATCGCGCATCTGCTGGTTGGTCTTACCGCCCTTGGCAAGTTTCGTCAGGGGTTTGCCAGGATGCTTAGCCTTCTCGTGCTTGTGCACCGCACCGGCGATCATTTTTTTATCCTGCGCAAGATCTTTCTTATCCATATCCGACTCCTTACGTCGTTTGAATGGTTACTGTACCAACAGACGTGGTTGCCACCAAGTAGTTTGGAGTCAACCCCGCATCATCTGCCCGTGCGCCACCAACAGGATTCCACCCCCACTGGATGTCACGGGAACCACCGGTGGGCACCCCGGCAAACGAACTTGCCGGATCAAGCTGTAACCCGTTAACACCAGCGGATACATAAGTGTTGTCCTTGCGCGGGTTGCGTACAGCTTGCGGGTCATCCACCGGGTACATACCCAGTTGCAATTGCGGATGGTCTGGATCCCAGCATTCAGCGCAAACCAAGAGGTTGTAAATCTTGGTCTTGAGGACTTCCTTGCGCAAGGTTTTGAGCTTGAACTGCTGCCCACAGCGATCGCACATAGCGATGCTGAACTTGCCAGAGGCGAAACGGTTGCCCATTTAGGTGTACCCCCCGCCAATAAACATCTGCCGGGGAACAAAACGTACCGCAGCCTTTTCGCGGTCTTCACCTGCGGCCAGATCAAATTGTTCGTCGTATACCTGCTTGAGCATAGGGAGACGATCGGCCAAATCCGGCTGCTTCATGGCGATGTAGTACGCCAGCCCTGCGGTCAAGCAGGGGAGAAAACGGAAATTCATGTCTGCCGTCTCAGAGCCAGCACCGGCATTCTGTACGCGGCGCAGTCGCCAGTACACAAACGTATACGTCTGCCCGGAATCAGGAGTTGGCCAGACTGTAATGGCGGGGAGGTTTGGGTTGTAGACCGTGGTGCCGTTTGTGTGAGAAGCGGCCAAAGTACCGTTCTGCGCACGGAACACATTGCCCAGCGAGTTGTCGCTGTTGATGTATCCGTAGTAGATGTCTTCGCTGTCCAAGCGAATGAACCCAGTCGCTGGGAGATCAGCGGTATTGCTGAGCGTAATGTTCGTGGTGGAGCTATTGATGGTGCCCACCAAAGTAGCGTTGGCCGGGCTGACCTGCCCGCTCATCCGCTGAATCCACACTTGAATGGGGCGGGCTTGTTGCAGCTTATTCGGGATCGTAGCGTACGTAGAAACACTGATCCGGGTAATGGTCAAGTCGGCTTGGTTGTTGGTGGTGTTCGCGCCCGTACGGATGACATGCTCCATCAGGTCGATGGTGTCAGTCGGCAATGCATAGGTGTTGAGCCCCGCCGTCAGAGGAAACGACCCCTCCTCAATCGTCCACATGTTGATGCCACGGTTTTGCCACTCGATAGTCATCAAGTTCATGGAACGCCGTGCGGTGCGCAGGTCATAGCCAGAACGCATCTCGCGCCCGGCACGCTCCCACGCTTCCTCGGCTATCTCCGTGAAGTCGAGATCAAACGAAGTGGATCCAGTCGTAGTCATCTAAATCTCGCGGTTTTCTTGGCGATGGCTTTGGGTTGCGCTACGAATTGCTTGCCGGAGGCTTTGCCTGCTCGCTTTGCTCGGGTTGAGGCGGCGTACTCTTGGGGGGAAAGACTTTTGATCGCAGCCTCTGGAAGATACCTTTCACCCGTGTCAGAAGATCGTTTACCACTTTTGGTCCTCCATTTCTGGGCCGTCCAGTCCTTCAGCGACTGCTGTGACTTTTTAGTCACGATACCCACCGCCCTTGCTTTTGTACTGCTTGGCCAAAAGCTGCGCTTTCCGCGCTGACCACTGACCTGCCGCAGTGCCCTGCGTAGCCTGCCCCTTGATCTTCTCAAAGAGAGACTTGCGCATACCCGGCTTGGTGTAGTTCCCGGCCTCGTTGACCTTGGACTTGGCTTCACCGCCTTCGGCGTATTGCTCAAAGTCGGTGTCGTCACGGCGAGCCTTGGTCTTCGCCTTGGGCATCTTGGAGGGCATGATTGCCCCCATTCCGCGACTTGCCATCATAGTTACACCATCTTTCCGCGAGTCTTGCCGCGCATAGCACAGCCATCAGCACGAGAAGAAGCTGAGCCACCCTTGGCATACCGGCCCTCAGGAACCGTACCGCGAGTTTCGCGCTTAATCTCCGCAGCAGTTTCGCGTTGCGCAGCTTGAGCTTTTTTCGCTGCCGAAGGGCTGTAAGGTGGAGCCTTCTTGCGGGGCTTCATGTCTTTTGCACCTTCTGCGGCTTTGTTGTACGCAGCCAAAGCGGCGCGACCAGAAGGCGTATAGTCTTCGTAGCCAAAATAATCCGGCTGTTTGCGGTAAGCAATACGCTCTTCCGTCTCTTCAACGTCCTTAGGCTTGCCCTCATCCGGCATGGGGGGCTCCCCCATCTCGGCGCGGTAAACACCGCCTTTGGCGTACTTGCGCTTCATTTCAGCACTTCCCCATCTTGCCGCCACCGGCCATCTTGACCATCGTGCCCTTGGTCTTGCCCTTGACGGCAACGCCATCACGGCTGGGAGCAGCGGTCTTGACAGCGCCCATCTTGGCAGTCGTCATACCATTCTTCTGCATGACGCCACCACCCATAGCCATTTTCTTCATGCCCTTCATTTCGGACTCCTTACTAGAAAATTTACGGCCTTTGTCGGCCTGAACAAACTCTTCCCCCACAGACTGTGGGACTCCTGCCTTCTTGGCGAACTTGGGGTTGTTAGCCACCGCCGCCATGAACCTGTGTTGCTTACCGCTGGCGCTGGGCATACATCATCCTTAATACGTCAGCAAGACCACCACCTGCGAAGCCACCCCCCTGCTGCTGTCGAGGGGCTTCCACCATCACTGTTTGCGTTTCTGGCTCGCGGTGAAGCACGTACGACTCGCCCGTATCGGGGTTGATTAAATCGTCGAAACGAACTTCCGTAGCCGGTTGATCGGTTTGGCCGTAGGACTGATCACGGTCAAGGTCTTCCATGAACCGAGCAAGAGGGGACAAACCAGAGTCGTCGTCCCGCCCGCCGTACTTCAAGAAGTCATCCATCGGGGAAATAAATTCCACCCCCGTGTTGTACGGAAGTTCTCGCGTTACTACTGCCCCGGAAGGCGACTCTTCAAGGGGCTGGGGTTCGGAAAACGGCGTGTTTCTGTAAAAGTCTATGGTTCTAAGCGAGTCAAGCGTTGATTCAAGACCAGATTGCTTAGGGACCAAAGAAAGCAAGTTTATTAACGTGTCGTTGGAAGGGTCAACGCCCTGCGACGAAAGATTTTCCGCCCTAGAAAACGCCGCCTTCTCTGCCAACCCGCCTAAGAGGCGGGGCAGACCAAAATACATTCCGGCGGCTACAAGCGGTGCGGGCATCTCAACAGTTCCACGCTCTCAAGGATTTGTTAATCCTCGAATTCGGATCGTTTGCGGTTTTTGCGCTCGTCAACTTTTTCTTCATCCCTTTCATACGGGCGCAGAAAGAGTCGCGGCGTGGACCGCCCTCCGGCTGAGGAGCCTTCAGCCCAGGCTTCCCTGGATTCGCGGCGTTGTAGGAGGCTCGCCCCTTGGCGTTCAAGCCGCCCTTGGGGTTCTTTCCTTCCGAACGCTGCCATGCCGGGGACTTAGCCATAGAACACCGTTGCAGCGGTGCCGGTGCCGTTGGTCACATAGATGCCGGTCTGAGCAAGGATGCCCTCACCAGGGAACAGCATGTACAACGAACCTGCGGCAGCAGCCGGTGTAAACGAGAACAGCGTGGCCCCACCGTTACCGTCTGTGATCGAGATGTTCCCGGCAGACGAGGTGTAGGTCAGCGCAAGCGCCTTGATACGGGCGCGGAAAGTCGTGACCTCCGTACTCGCAGCGGCTGCGGCTGTGCCCGATTTAACGTCGGTTTGCATCATGGTGATGCGCTCCTATTAAGCGACAACCGCCAGACCAGTCTTGATGTCA